CCTGTCCTGGACCTCGGCCACCAGCTGATCCAGGGAGGCGACGCCATCCACCAGGCCTGCATCAATCGCCTGCTGTCCTATGAACATGCGACCATCGGCCATGTCGGACAGAACCTGATCAACACTGACACCTAGATGATTGGCAACATCTCCAACAAAAATGCTGTAGATTGTATCTACCGTGTCTTGCAGACTGGCACGGCCGGGTTCTGTCAGTGGCTCGTTTTCCGTTGCAATACGCTTATATTTTCCTGCATAAATATCAGTGACCTTGATTCCTGCATTTTCTTGCATTCTTGACTTGTCCACATGCTGCATTGCAACACCAATTGATCCCACTTGGTCAACCATTGAACTGATGTACCGCTCCTCTGCTGCAGACCCAACCCACACACCAGCCGACGCCATCAACCCATCCACCAGGGTGACAATAGGCTTCACCCCACGAGCCGCAAACACAGCCGCCGCCGCATCCTGTGTGCCGAGCACCGCGCCGCCGGGGGAGTGAACCTTGAGGATGATCCCCTTGATCTTCGGATCAGCCGTGGCAGCCCTGACATCACGCGCCAGCAGCTCCGTAGAGGTCCCGCCTGACACGTTGGTCATCAGATTCATCCTCGGCGACATCACCCCCTCAATGGGCACAATCGCCACGCCATCGCGCACCTCATAGTCCTGCACCGGGCCAGGGAGCGGAGCGCCGCGCCGCGCCTCCAGCTCCTGCAGGTCCACCCTTTCGCCCCTGATGTGGCGGTCGTAGATCGCCAGGAGCTGCTCCTGGTAACTGGGCATGATCGCCCACGGAGTGGTCAGCAGATCAAGGACGTTCATTGGTCGAGTGGTAGATCAGGGGAATCGTCATCATCATTCTCGTCATCCTGAGGCGGGGCGGCAGGGGCCCCAGCGGATGCCCCACCACCACCGAGCGGGGGCAGGCCGTCACGCCTCCGGGCCGCAGCCTCCTTGGCCCGCTGTTGGTGGCGTGTCGCATGGTCCCCACCGTCGTAAGCAATGGTTTCGTCTGCCTCACTGGTCAGGAACTGCGCTCGGGCCAAGGCCGCTTCAGCCTCTTGTTTCGGATTGAGACTGGCGGGACCGCTACCGGTCCAATCTGCATGCTGCCACGCATAACGAATAAAGGGATCGGCAAAATATCCTGGTGCCTGGATCCATCCATCCGCTACACCATCATCCATCCATGTGGCATAGACAGGCTGGCAGGTGTGGGTTACATCATGCCCACGGTCGATATAGATCATTTGCCAGTGCTGCTGAAGTGCAGCCCTTGCAGCTGTGTAAGACGATTTGAACAAACCGGTAACGATTTCAGGGGGAAGATTTAACCCCATCCCTAGCAAGGTAAAGAATGGCTGAACAAAACCATCGAAATTAGGATTAGGCCGGCCGGGTGTTGGGCTAGTTATTGTTTCACCTGGCAACGTGTTAAGCACTTTACCGGTAGACCACGATGAGACTTCCTGCCTCCCAGCCATTGCGGCTTGCAGAAACGCTTCCTTATCATCGCCAGAAAATAAATCATTGAACGAATCTAAAGACATCGTAGCAAATATAGCCATTGAAGCAGAATTAACCGCTGCCTCGATCTCTGCCTCTGTATATCGCTGTAACTGCTTAACAGAGCCAAGAATTCTTGTAAGCGCTGGCAATGCTCTAGTTTGGCCTGGCCGGACCATGCGCTTACGGTGCAGAATGTTTCGACGACCGCTTGACCCATACATCGGTATTTCTTGCCAGGTTGTAGCCGTCTTGAGATGCCCGGATCCCGGATGCTGACTGGCGACCCAGATAGATATAATTTCACCGTCAGTGGCACGCTGCACACCTTCAAACAGCTTTGCCGTGTTTCCTCCGTTATCTTTATTGCATACTCTATCAGCCTCAATGACTTGCAAGGCAAGCTTAAATGGCCAGCCTGGCCGTTCCTTTCTGGCAAGAATTGTAAATACATCGCCGCTTAAAACTTCAGATCTTGCGATCAATTCCTGTAATTCGTAGAAGTTCTGATCACCTTCGACGCTTGCCCATGTTGAGCTTGCCCACATGTGAAACTGATTTTTTCGCATTTCTTCCCATTCTTCTTTTTGATCTTGTGATATATTTAGCCAATCCGCAAGAATTCGCGGCTGACACTTTAGACCTGTAGCGACCCTATAAGCCACCAGTTGATCGATTCCGCTACCAGCGATTGGAGACGTTCGGTATAGGTCTCTGCTAAATGCACGCTGATCACGAAGTTCAAAAGAATCATCTGTGTCAGAATCCCGCGTAAGCGGTCTCCAAAACTGAAAGGCTGGCTGTTGAGATAGACGACTCCCGCCAAATAGTCCACCAGTTGACGCCTGCGCCACTGGTAGAGATGAATGGTTCTGCTTGCCTTTCTTTTTGCCCATTACCAGCGAGGGGAAAGAATCCTGGAACGAGTAGATCCAGATGACCTAGATTCTTCTACCGCTATTTGGTCTTCTAAATCTTTAATAATTCTTTGCAACTCCGACAAGTTGGCCCTAGTGAAACTGCGCCCATCTGCCCCGTCTGAAATTGAGTACGATTGCCCGCGACTCAATACCTTCAGCTCTTCCGCTTGATAGGCCTCTAAGCGCGCCTGTAGGGTTTGAAGCTTGGTTGCCATGCCTTTATTCTAACCTATCAGGCAAACGACAGGCCAGACAAAAGCCTCTTTGACGGGGATTCAACCCCCCCCACCGTCGCTGCTGCCTTCCGCTCCAGCTCGGCCCACATCACGTCCGGCCGCGCATACCGCCGCGCCACCAGCCCCAGTGCCGCATAGGCATACCGAGTGCAGTCACCCGCCTCGTCGTTGGATCCGCGGGGGAGCCTCCAGACAAAACGATCCGACCGGGGCGTGATCGGCTGGCGCTTCCATGGGAACAGCTCTGCCAGGGTCTGGGCACTGGCCGCGCGCCCCAGGTGCACGTAGCCGGGGCCAGGGCTCTTGATCGCCAACCGGGCCGCCCAGCGGTTCACCGAGGCCTCATAGCCCACGCCGAAAAACATCAGGTCACGGCCAACCCTTCCCCGAGCCTTGTTTTTCGCGTCGAACGTCGCCGCCGTTCCCCGCCCCAGAAGCTCTGCCCGGGGCTGGGGCATCCCGCGCACTGGCACCCATCGGCCGGCACGCGATGCACAGAACCTCCTCACCGCTTCCGTGGACAGGCCGCCCTCGTCGATCGCCCCGAGGGTGGCCGTCAGCCGAGCACCATCCTCCCTGTGCCAGGTAGTGGCCATGACCGCATCGAGCTGTTCGAGGGTGGTCTCCTGCCGTGGGTCGCCGTCGATCTGCATCTCGGCCAGGTGCCAGCTCTCCTCCCCCACGCCCCAACCCCAGACCTGCACCCGGAACCCTTCGCCGATGGTGCCGCCGCCGCCCTGCACGTCGACGCCGATGGTGATCAGCAAAACCCCCCGAGGGGCCTCCCATGCCGCGCCATCTGGAGGGTAGGCGTTGCCTTGGCCTGCATCCTGCTGCCGGGCTGCCAGGCCTTCAGCTGTGATCTGCGAAATGTAATCCGGTTCCCACGCCAGGCCCATGTCGGTCATGTGGAACGACATCATGGCCTCGGGTTTGCCACGGCGTAATTCAGACTTTGCAATTCGGTAGCGCTGCGCCAGCACGGGCCATCGCTGATCACGGTGGGTACTCTGGCCAGGGCCAACCTGAAACGATCTCCAGATCGGTTGACCATCTTCGTCGATTATCTGATCACTGCGATCTAACCCCAGGGGGCAGGCGTATCCCGCATGCTCATCCATCCAGCGCAGGTGCCTGTATTCAATCAACTCTCCACATGAGTAACAGCGTTTCTTTCCAGCGTGCTCACCTTCTGTGATGAACAGCTTCCACGCGTCGCGCGTCATCAACTCGTCATAGGTTCCGCAGTGAGGACACGGAAAAAAACGATACTGTTGATCACCTAATCTAAAGGCTGTTTCTACGTTGTCGCCTACATGAGTTGGCGTTCCGCCAATGGTAAAGAATGGTTCTAGGGCGGATCCTGCTCGTTTCAGGAAGTTGGCGATAACGTCGCCCTCCTTGATCGCCAGGTATCCGCTTGGCTCTTCCAGGCAGATGACCTGGCGATTCACGCCACGGGCGGAACTGGGGGAGCCAGCATTGGCAAACTGAACCAGGGCGCCATTGCTGGCCAGCTTTACGTTATTGTTGTTTGTCTTTGCTTTTTTGCTGCCAGAATAATCAAATAGTCCACGAAGTCGCGGTGGCCCCTTTGTTGGATGAAACAATCCATCATTGATATGTTCATTTACAAAAATCTCACTATCTGCATCTGTGGGATGCACAACCAGCACGGTCAATCGCCGCCAGTCCACGGCCCACTGAATGACACACTTAACAAATTCCGTCCACCCAATTCTTGCTGGTTTTTTACAGATTATACATTGTACATGTGGATC